TTCGAGCCGGCCGAGACCGACTATGAGACACACCAACTCCGTCAGTGTCAAGACACCAGTTTTGGCGTCACTGCCGGTACTGTGAAAGGTTTCCTTCCATACAGCCTCGCCAGTAAACACGCTGGACGCCGGGTGCAAGTCCCCGGCCGAGGCACGATGGCGTATCCATCAAGGAACTGTTCAATCGTCTGTGTGACTATCGTCACATCCTGTTCGGTTTGTGACTGGTGAGTAGTGTCATAAAGTGACGACCACTCGGAAATTGCGGGGGAGTAACTAGGCGTTGGGGAACGTAGTTTGTAGGAGCAAGCTTGACACTGTATGCGGCAGGTATATCGTTACACCGACAACCCCTGCCTAGACTCAGAGGAAAACCACATGAACAGCGACCAGGCCAACGGTCGTGGCGCGTATCACGTGCTGTCTATGGCCGTGATCGAGGATCTTGAAAGGCGTGGCTTCAACCAGTCGCAGATAGCCCGGATGCTTGGCGTGTCCCGCCAAGCCGTGTCCGAGTACCGACAGCGCTACGGCGGAGCGAAGTCTCCGCGGCAACTCGCCTTGGAGGCGTGGCCGTGGCAGGTGCCCGCGGCAATGTGCCAGAGCATCCAGTACCGGTCTCTTCGAGATCACGGAGAGTACATGGCTACCGGTGGCAAAGGCATGTCGGAGGCCAAGTTCAAGCGCCTCCGAACCCTGTACCGCAAGGTCCATGCAGGGTACGTCGTTGAGTTTGATCCCGAGATCCCGCCTGGCGAGACGAAATCCGGTGGGTGGGCTTACCGGGAGAGGACACCCGAAGATGGCGACCTGATCATTCGTGTGAACGAGCACACGAACCTAACTGAAGATGGCCGAAGGATCTGGAGACTACCGATCCGGGAGCCTTAGTGAAAGGCGTGGTAGGTGTCCGACTTTGATCTCAGCAGGGTCCGTTGGCGAGAGCTGGGCTCATGCTGGTTGTCGGTCGCAGAGTGCTCGGTCGATGGGGCCGAGCACCTGCTCGTACTCAAGAGCGTTGGATTACCGAACGATGATCCACTGATCCAACGTCTTCACGAGGAATATCCATATACGCGCAAGGAGGCCGTACTCACCTACGAAATCGAGATTGAATCCATGATGTTCGGGAGTGCGGAGGTTAGCCTCTTTGCCCTGACATCATAGGAAAGGTGAATGGCCGAGGCTCCACTACACAGAAGCGTTTCTCAGAAAAACCAGTACGATCGGTGCCCGTACTCGTACAAGTTGGCCCGGATAGACCAGGTGTGGCAGCGGCCCGCCGCATGGCTACCCCAGGGCTCGGCCGAGCACGAAGCTATCGAGGCGTACGAGAAGTCCGGTCAGAAGATGAGTGTCGAGAATGTCCTCGAGCTGTTCCGGGAGCGGTACGCATACCACGTCGGGACGTACACCGAGGACACCCCGAACTGGGACTTCTGGGCCGCGTCCGGCCCGTACAAAGGTGCCGTAGACGTAGAGCGACGGTTCAAGCTCGGTGAAGACCAGATCCGCGCGTACATCGCCTGGCGTGAAGCCCACCCCGAAGAGAAGATCTGGCGGACCCGCGATGGCGTCCTGGCGGTCGAGCTGCCGTTCGAGATCGAACTAGGCGGCGTCCCGATCCGCGGGTACCTCGACCAGGTGGTGGTTGACGAGTCCGGCCAGTTGGAAGTCCGAGATGTGAAGTCCGGGAAGAAACCGGATACGAACATTCAGCTCGGAACGTACAAGGTCGCCCTGGAGGTCCAGTACGGAGTTAACGCCCCGGTCGGATCATATTTTCTCGGGAAACACGGTAAGCCCACGCTGGCCTACGATCTCTCGGAATACACGGTAGAGTCCGTGACCGAGGAATTCGTGGAACTGGATAAAAACATCAAGGCCCGGAATTTCCCGCCTGATCCCGAACCAAACAAGTGCTGGTTCTGCGACGTGAGCGCATCATGCCAATTTTTTATGTCCCGATCCTGACATTGGAGTGAACAGAGAATTCATGACAACACTGGTGTATTCGATCATCGTAGGCAAACTGTCTACCAGGGAGTTGATCCGAACCCTGGATCGGTTTTCCCAGTTCAACGACTTCGGATTCGAGTACGAGAAGAAGTCGTTCTCGTTTTTCGAGCACCAGGTCGATGTTCGACTGATTGTGCCGAAGGACAAAGCGCGAGCACTGGACTGGGCAATGCGTGATTTCCTGGATACGAACGGAGAAAGGGTTTGATGAAGACGTCGTTCGCTGACGACGGGTTCATGGACGAGCCCGGTACCCGTTCCCGACGCTAGACGCGGCGGAAAAGTTCGCAAGTTTCCACGCCGATCGCGACCGAGGTCGCTCGGTGGTGGTCGAGTACCCGAGCGGTGAACGCCGGGACTTCACAGTCAAGTAGAGAGGGGATCGTATATACACACCGCTGCAATCGCTGTACATCAAAGGCTCTGCTGGTGACCCACTCCCACCCGTGTGGGACACCCTAGAACGGCGCGGTACCCGGTTCCTCCGGGGTCAGCTCGCGTTGATCGCCGCCGGCCCCGGCTCAGGCAAGAGCGCGTTCGCACTCACATACGCTTTGAGATCCGCGGTGCCGTGCCTCTACTTCTCGGCCGACTCGGATTCGTTCACCCAGGCATCACGCTCGGTCTCGATTCTGACCGGGTGGTCTATGGAGAAGTCGATGGCCGCAGTTCGCGAGGGCGACCTCGGTGAGGCTGCGGCCGAGTTCGAGGAGATCCCAATCAGGTTCGTGTACAACGCGAACCCGACGCTGGACCAGATCGAGTCATCCATGATGGCGTACGACGAGGTATACGGGGATTTCCCGGCCCTGGTGGTCATCGACAACGTGACCAACGTTCTCACGGGCGGGTCCGAGGACGACCCGTACGGGAACCTGGAAGCCTTGATGGACTACCTCCACTCGATGGGCCGGTCTACCGGCTCGTGTGTGATCGGGTTGCATCACGTGCTCGGAGGCTACAACGACGCGGACAAGCCGATTCCGCTCTCTGGTGTCAAAGGCCAGATCACTCGGGTTCCCGAGCTGGTTCTGACCCTGCACAGGGTTGTCGAGGAATTCGGTGCGGACATCCTCCGCGTGTCCACGGTGAAGAACCGTGGTGGTCGTATGGACCCGTCAGGTGCGGATTACGCCGAACTGGAATTCATCGGAGAAACGATGCAAATCCGGGATTTCCCTCTGGCGGTCTGAGATGACACAAACATGTATTGATTGCGTCACGGAAGGGATCACCACCAAGCGAAAACTGAAACGAGACAAGAAAGGGAAACTGGTTCCCGGCCCTCGGTGCGCTACGCACCACCGGGAGAAGCTACGAAACCGTAGAAACTACTCACACGAACGGCATATCGCCGAAACGTACGGCATCACGAGCGAAGAATACTGGGCTATTTATGAGGCTCAGGGCGGATGCTGTGCGATCTGTCAGCGTGCCACAGGTACTCGTAAAAAGCTCTCAGTTGATCATGACCATGTCAGCGGAGAGGTTCGGGGGCTCTTGTGTACGGCCTGTAATCGGAATGTACTAGGGCACGCACGGGATGACATCGCGTTCTTTGAACGCGCTATAAGGTATCTGAACGAACCTCCGGCTAGGGGGGTGATCGGATGTCGGATTGTTCCATCCACGGGTGCACCCGTAAAGCAAAGTACAAGAAAACGGGATGGTGCCAAACGCACTACCACCGCTGGTGGAGGACGGGTGATCCGCTAGGTCTCAAGAAACCTCTGCATGGAGAGCGAGAAAACAGCTCGTACTGGAAAGGTGATGATGTGTCCTACCGTGCGATGCACTCCCGAATAGCGAGATTGCGAGGGAAGGCATGTGACCGCCAATGTGCAATGTGCTCGGACCAAGCGGAGCACTGGGCATACGACCACACCGATCCGAACCCAAAATGGGTGACGTTCAAAACAAGAACAGTGCCTTATAGCACGGACGAATACCGGTACGTCCCGCTATGCCGGGGATGCCATCTAAAAGTAGACAGGTACGGGTACTCCGTGCCAAACCATGAAGGAGAGTAACCACATGAGCAAGACCGCTACCGCCCTGCGTCCCGTCGAGGATTTCGTGGATGCCACTCTGTACGAGCTGTCGGAGCCGTACACCGGCCTGGACGCATGGGGTTATTCGACCACCGCGTCTCACGTGATCGTGTCCTCGGTCGATGGCTTTTTCGGTCCTACCACTGTGGCCTTCCCCGCGGATGCGGCCGGTGAGACCCTGAGCGAGTGGGGGTTCGCCGACTCTCTCCTGGAGGTGGAAGACAAGGCCGCGTCGCTCGCCGCGATCGGTTACGAGATCGTCTGAGTCTTGACGTAGGAACGGGGCGGGTGTGAGAACCCGCCCCTTTCCGTTCGAAAGGGGAAAAATGAACAAGCAACTCGCACTGCTGAACAACGAACTGGGGGTTGCCCCGGAAGTCCTGGACGCCGAGGTGTCCGGTACCTGGTACTCATCCAACAACTCGGGCGGCGGCTGGTGGCTGAGGGACGAGGACTGGTACGCGCTGGAGCGCGACGGCTGGATCGTCAAGTGGTTCAAGGACGATCCCGACGAGAAGCCGTACCTGGATGCTAACGGCCGTTGGTTGGGTGCGCTCGCGACCCGAGCGTTTCTGCCGGGAGTCTCGGAGCGGGAGGCTATCGACCGCTGGGAAGACGTGGTGAATCAGAGCGCGGACGCCGAGGGCTGCTACTGCTGCGGCTCGCCCCACTACTTCTACCAGGGTTTCGCGGAGGAACGGTGATGTGTCGGATGAATACCCGATCGTCCGCGTAATTCACCGATTCTTCCCTGAATGGGAACCTCCACCGGATACGGGCAGAGAGTGGATTTCTTGCCTCTGCCCGTTTCACGGCGACCGCCGAAGCTCAGCTTCGGTCTCATACCAGAATAACGCCTTTCATTGTTTCGTCTGCGGAGTGAAAGGCGACGCAATAAAAATCCTCCGCGACAGAGAGGGGGTGTCGTTTGAGAAGGCTGTCCGAATCGCGGAAGGCGGATCTTCGGAAAGCCACCGAGCGATACCGGCTGAGCCTTCCCGGAAGCCCAGCAGAAGAGTATTTGGCGAAGCGGGGGTTCATGTTCCCGTCCGTCAAGGACGAGGCCGACAAGTTCCTTCTGGGATACGTGGAAGATCCACTCCCTGGTGACGAGATGCACCGCGGATCTCTCGCGATTCCGTATCTGCGCTGGTCACAAGAACACGGATGGGTGGTCGTCTCGATCAGGTTCCGGTGTATCGAGAACCACGAGCACGCCGGCCACGGTAAGTACATGACCTTGCCGGGCGACCGGCCGAGGCTCTACAACACCTTGGCCCTGCTGAAACCGAGCCCGACGATTGCAATCACCGAAGGTGAGATCGACGCAATCACCGCTCAGGTGTGCGGGATTCCCGCCGTGGGTGTGCCGGGTGCCACGTCGTGGCAGCCGTGGTTTGCCGAACCGTTCTTCGGATACCGCACCGTGTTTGTGCTCACAGATGGCGATAAACCCGGACTCGAATTCGGCCACAAAGTGGCGACTTCACTTCCGAACGCCAAGATCATTCCGATGCCGGATGGCGAGGATGTCAATTCGCTGGTGTTGTCTCGTGGAAAGACCGCACTACTGGAAAGGATCAAGTGATGGCGGAAATCGACATCATCGGAGACCCTGAGGAATTCTTCCGAATGCTCGCGGACAAGGTTCGTGAGGCCAAGTGTGAAGCGTGGGAGGACGGTTGGTGCGAAGGGTTCTGGGACAAAGAAGGCGATTCCTACCACAAGAACCCCTACAAGTACTAGGAGAGACGGATGATTTTTGTCTACACCCAGCCGGGCTGCGGCCCGTGCA